AGAAAGACAACTCCTAGAGGGCAACCAGTTGAAAGAAGAACCTTCAAAACTCTCAGTTCCAACGTTAAGCGACAAAACTGGAACGATTAAGAAATACCACCATGGGCTGAGATATTGCGCTGGCTGCAAGAAGTCCAGATCGTCAATGCAGTTCAAAGAACACAATGTTTGTAAGATTTGTCAGTTAAGAAACGTTACGGTATAGTTCAAAGGGAATGGCTAGGGAGTGCAACCCGAAAAGACGCCTTATCACCGTCCTGCCTGACCCACCTCAGTGATAACTACCTTCTGATAAAAGGTGAAAACGTGCATTACTACAAGTTCGAAATTTCCGTTTGGAATCTCCATACTGCTCACCTCTCGCTCGTTGAGGAAGCTGTCTATCGTCGCTTAATCGACCATTACTACGACACAGAACAGCCTATAGGTCTTGACTATAAGGCAATGATTCGAAGGTTGAGGCTTGATGGCTATGAGGAACAAGTCATCACAATCCTAAATGAATTTTTTGTGCATACAGACAATGGTTGGGTAAACAAACATTGCGATAACAAAATCAAGGCATACAAAAATCAGAAAAAGATCAATAAAAACAATGGGAAAGCTGGCGGAAGACCTAAGAAGCAAACGATAACCGAATCGGTTTCGGATGGGTTGCCATTCGTAACCCTAACAACAAACAATAAACAAGAAACAAAAAACAATAATCTTAAAGATGATCGATTTGATGTTTTCTGGAAGCAATATCCTCGTAAGGTAGCAAAACCTAATGCGTTGAAGGCTTGGTCAAAACTTAAAGTCGATGACATTGTTCTAAAGAAAATGCTGGTTGCTATTAGCGAACAAGGGTTGGCATCAAGAGACCAGCAATACATCCCTCATCCAGCGTCTTGGTTAAATGCTAGGCGTTGGGAAGATGAGGTCAAACCTAACGTTGAAACCTTTATGGGGAGAAAGGTTCTATGAGAGACCCATTTCTAATCGACGAACCTACGGTAATAAGTTTCTCAGGCGGTAGAACATCTGCTTACCTATTGTGGCGGGTTTTACAGTCCAATAACGGGCTTCCTGACGAGGCTATCGTGTGTTTTGCCAATACCGGGAAAGAGGAAGAAGCGACCTTGCGATTTGTGGATCAGTGCAGCAAAGAGTGGGGCGTAGAAATTCATTGGCTGGAATATCAGTATCACGCAGAAACTTCTAAGAGGTTTAGGCGAGTGACTTTTGAAACGGCTTCTAGGAATGGCGAACCGTTTTTTCAGTTGATTGACCAAAATGGAAGTCCATACCTTCCTAACCCTGTTGCTCGAATTTGTACGGCTAAATTAAAAATTGGTGTAATTCACCAATACATGAAGTCTCTCGGAATAGAACATAAGGAAAACTCGGATTGGGTTGGAATCAGGGCTGATGAGCCGAGACGGGCTGCAAAGATGGACATCAGCCGCTTGCCGTTGGTATCTGCTGGAGTTACTAAGAAAACAATATTTGATTTTTGGTCAAGTCAATCGTTTGACTTAGGTTTGCCAAACATGAATGGCGTAACCATGCACGGGAACTGTGATTTATGTTTCCTAAAGCCAGCGCATCAAATTTTGAGCTTAGTAAAAGAAAAGCCTGAACGAGCTATCTGGTGGATGGAAATGGAAAAACACGCTCAATCAAGCAATAAAAAGTTTGGCGATGGAGCGAGGTTTAGGAAGGATCGTCCAAGCTATGCAGAAATGTATAAATTTGCTAACGAACAAATAGATATGTTTGGAATGGATGAAGAAGCCATTTCTTGCTTTTGCGGAGACTAAGATGATTGGAGACTTGCTAAACAAACTCGAAAAGGTCAAAGGCTCTAAAGGTCGCTGGACTGCTTGCTGTCCTGCTCATGGAGATAAGTCTCCGAGTCTTGCCATAACGGAAACAGACGATGGCAGGATTTTGCTCAAGTGCTTTGCCGGATGTTCAGCGCAGCAAATCGTAGAAGCCGTAGGAATGGACTTGACAGACCTGTTTCCTAACGACAACAATATCAATTACCTTAAGGAACAACATTTCAACAAACCTGTAAGGAGACCGTTTTACGCAACAGACCTGCTGAAAATAATCCAATTTGAGGCACTTATTACGTCCATAGCGGCGTTTGACGTAAGCGAGGGTAGGGAAGTATCAGTCGAGGACAGAAAACGTCTTAAAACGGCTGTATCCAGAATCAACGAAGCAGTAAGCTACATTAACTAGGGGAAACAATGACGATTGAACTAGCGAGAGATGAAGCCGAGGAGCTACTGAAGATTCTAAAGCTGATGTACACAAACCATGCTTTAACGAAAGCACTCGCTGATCGACTAGCCGGAGAGCCGCTTATTGAGTTTCCTAAAGAACCTGAGCCAGAGGAGTCGGTTGATTCTGGATGGAAAGAGCTTTCTACCGCAGAGATTAAGGCTATCTGGAGCCTAACGAAAAAGCCTAGCGAGTTCTCGACAATGCTCTTGGCAAAGATTAAGGAAAAGAACTATGTCTGATATGGTGAACCATCCTCCGCATTACAAGACAGGCGGCATCGAGACTATCGACTACATCGAAGCGAAACGGCTTGATTTCCATCTTGGTAACGCTGTGAAATACATAAGCAGGGCAGAACACAAGGGTACATATACGCAAGACTTGCAGAAAGCTATATGGTATTTAAACCGAGCCATTGAAACCAAGGGAAAGAATGATGAGCATTGAAGCGAGGGCGATAGAGCTAGATGAGGCTAGGAAAGCCCGAATCCTTAAATCCGAGACCATTGACGTTGAAAAGTACCTTCATTCTAACGATGTGACGATTCGAGTAAGGAAGGCTAGGGATTGGCTAGAGTCGGTCAAAGAGTCCTACCTATCGGAAACGGTAGAGCGAAAAGTTGTTATGCCTTGGACTAAGACGCATGATTCCTTTGCCTATCGTGAGGGTGAGGTAACGGTTTACGCAGGTTCTAACGGTGGTGGTAAGTCGCTCATTACAGGTCAAATCGCGCTGCACTTGGTCAAGCAGAATCAGTCGGTCTGCATAGCGTCGTTTGAGATGAAGCCAGAGAGGACGCTACAACGGATGCTCCGACAGTTCTCCGGTGAATCGCTGGATGATCCACTTACCCATGACAGGGCAGGATTCATCACGAAGATGGTTGACCGGATGGACAAGTTTCTAGGTAGTAATATGTACCTTTACGACCAGCAGGGAACTACTACGCCAGAGAAGGTAATTGCTATGTCGAGGTACTGCGCCACAGAGTTAGGCGTTAAGCACATCATCATCGACAGCCTAATGAAGTGCGTGAAGAACGAGGATGACTTCAACGGTCAGAAGTCTTTTATTGACGAACTAACGGCACTGGCTAGAGATCATAACGTCCATGTCCATTTAGTCCACCATATTCGCAAGCAGCAGACGGACGAGACACAGCCAAACAAGAACGACCTTAAAGGATCGGGTTCTATCTCGGATCAGGTGGATAACGTCTTTTTGGTGTGGCGCAACAAGAAGAAGGAAAACGCTAAAAATAGGGGAGAGCAGATAGACGAGACTCAGCCGGATACCTACCTAATGTGCGAGAAGCAGCGTAATGGTGACGGTCAAGAGTGGTACGGCTTATGGTACGACAGTCTAAGCCAACAATTTGTGGAAAGAATAGGGGCGAGAATTGACTTTGATAACCGAGGAAGTTTTAGAGCATAGGCACAGGTGCGAGGTGCGCCAAGTCTTAGCATGGAGAGTAGAGGATAGGGGCAAGGCAATGGACTATCTGTCAAGGGTCAAGGGTGATAGGCGGGAGAAGCTGGAGAAAGATTGCCGCATCCAATGGGAGCTTGGTAACCGGGGCAAGAAAGGGGATTGGCGTGGTCTATAAACGAGTGGATTCGAATCAGGTCGAGATCGTCAAAGAGCTAAGACGCTTGGGGATGGAAGTCGAGCATCTCCATAGCGTAGGCAAAGGCTGTCCTGACATCTTAGTAGGCTGGAAGGGCAAAAACTGTCTCTTGGAGATAAAACGGGATGAGAAAGCCAAGCTCACCCCGGATCAAGTCTTATGGCATCACAGTTGGAAAGGGCAGGTAACTGTTGTCAGTAACGTAATTGACGCAGTTAAAGCGGTGAAAGAGGTTTGCCGGGAATAGTGTTTACCTATAGCAATGTGTTTTCCAATAGAAATAAATGTGTTGATGCTCCGAAACAGTTTTGAGAAGATACGTCCATACCGCAGCACACAGCGGGATGACTAAGGGGAACAAGATGACATACACCAACAAATTTGACAGCAAGCTCATCGAAACTCACTGGCTTGCCAAAGTCAGCCATCATCATTACTGGTTTGCTGAGTTCAGCGAATTGGTAGAGTTTCAAAGCTCACCTGAATTCGATACCCGGATGACCATCTCATCACCAGCTAGTTATTAATTAACCAGCCGGGGGAAACCCCGGTTTTTAGGGGGCATCATGAAAAAAGGTATCGAGTCAATCCAGTGGATGCCAGAAGGCGGTGGAGAAGCTGGCTGGATGGTGACTCTAAAGGAAGGGTACTCATTCGACCCAATGGCAAATGACTTTACTCGGTGGATACCGTCTGACTGCCGGGAAGAAATTTCAGAGTTAGTAATCTTCAAAATCTAGGGGGCAATATGAAAGTTGAAGGAACAACCCAACACACAGCAATTTTCGTCGATACGGTTGGCAAGAATGTCTGGATTAACGTGATGTTGTCCAACGGTAGCGCAAACCTGTCTATCTCGCCTGAGAGCGCTGAGAAGCTGATTGAGGCAATCCGAATCTCTATCGGAGAGGCAAATGCAGGTTAACCCACACGATGCCATCGATTTTATTTATCAAAATTCTATGGCTTACGCCAAGGCTAAGGCTGAGGTAACGTACCTAGAGGAGTTTCGTAAAAGCAAGAAAGCAATCCTGTTCAGTCAGGCAATAGGGAATACGGTCGCTGACAGGGAAAATCAGGCTTATGCTCATCCAGAGTACCAAGCCTTACTAAAGGGGCTTCAGGCGGCTGTAGAGGCTGCTGAAGAACTTAGGTGGAAGCTGATAGCGGCACAGGCTCGAATCGATGTCTGGCGGTCTCAGGAGGCTTCTAATCGAACAATGGATAGGGTGACGCAATGAACGAGATCGATGATAGCAATTTGGCACAATGTGAGTATTGCGGTTGGGTAGTCGATTGGGATGAGGTTCCGAGGGCTAGAGACTTATCTGGCGAGATCGTTACCTGCTGCGAGGAATGTAACGAGGGTGAGAGTTTCGTAAATTATCCGGCTAAGAACTTTAATGTACAGAAACAAGAAGCTACTTGAAAAGGCTAGAGACCTACCCTGCCAGCATTGCGGCAAGGAGGACGGAACGGTAGTCGCAGCCCACTCGAATCAGTTGCGAGATGGGAAAGGAAAGGGTATAAAGGCTAGTGATTTTAGGATTGCTAGCCTTTGTTTTTTATGCCATTTTGAGCTTGACCAAGGTAAGAATCTTTCCAAGCAGCAGCGGTTAGAAATGTGGGAAGAAGCTCATAGAAAGACCATTGGCTTACTTTTTGAACGTGGTTATCTGGAGGTCAAGTGACTCCAGTTCTTTCCATCTTTAATGGCGTAAATTGTCTGTACTGTCACATTAAATGCTTTTGCTAAAAGTGCTACTGGAGCGTCGTTTTTCAGTAAAAAGTTAATTGCTAAAACAGAATTTTCGTTAAGGATTGAGCGACCATTGTTTGAGCCTTTGTGTGTGCCATGCCTTACAGTGTCTTGATAATTTTGTTCAGGGAAGCCATAGGCTAGATTAGAAACTTTATTGTTAAAACGATTTCCGTCTAAATGCCGAATGACCATTCCATCTGGACGATCTCCTATAAAAAGTTTTGCTACTGTTGTATGAATGTAAATTGTTTTTTGTCCGGTTCCATCAATGTCTTTAAGGGAAATACTTAGATATTGGGTAGCAGCATTTAGCTTTCTTAAAACTCGACCCGTTTTTGTTTGACGTGCAAAATTACCAAAATTGCTTATTTGGTAGTAACCTTGGTAATTAGGAATATCAACCCATTGTTCTGTAAGGTTTTCCATGAAAAAGACGAAATCTGAAAAGAAGATGAGTAAAGTATACAACGAATTTAAAGCAGGAACACTACATAGTGGCAAAGATGGCAAGGTTGTTACTAACAAGAAACAAGCAGTTGCAATTATGCTTTCAGAAGGCGGGAAAGCTAAAAAGGCTAAAAAATGAAACAAGGTCTTTACAGTAACATTGCTGCTAAACAGAAACGTATCGCTGAGGGTTCTGGCGAGAAAATGCGTAAACCGGGTTCTAAAGGTGCGCCTACTGCTCAGGCGTTTAAAGAATCAGCTAAGACAGCCAAGCCGAGGAAAAAATGAAGAACGGAAAGAAGAAATCTGACAAAGAGTTGCTAAAAGAGTATCTCGACGAAGAAAAAGAAAAAAAGAAAAATGGTGTTAATGAAATAGAAATCGAGATCAAGATTCCTATGGGCAAGCAAAAACGGGGTAAAAATGGGCGCGGCATGGACTAAAAAGGCTGGCAAGAACCCGAAGGGCGGTCTTAACGAAAAGGGTCGCAAGTCCTACGAGGCAGAGAATCCGGGTTCAGACCTAAAGGCTCCGGTCAAGTCTGGTGATAATCCTAGACGCGCATCATTCCTAGCCCGGATGGGTAATATGCCGGGAGCAGAACGTAAACCTAACGGTGAGCCTACTCGATTGCTCCTGAGTCTAAAGGCATGGGGAGCTAGTTCAAAGGCTGATGCCAAGGCTAAAGCAGCCGCTATATCCGCAAGAAACAAGAAAAAATGAGCCACCAGAGCCAGCTAGACTTTGTTGCTAGCGTCAAAAAGCAATTCCCACAGTATTTTTTCGAGGCTAAGGTCTTAGAGATCGGCAGTCTGGACATTAACGGTTCTATCCGTCAATTCTTTGTAGGCTGCGACTATGTTGGGGTTGATCTTGGCGAAGGACGAGGGGTTGATGTGGTGGCTAAGGGTGAGGAACTGGACTACCCTGACGATAGTTTTGACGTTGTTGCTAGCTGCGAGTGCTTTGAGCATAACCCTGAGTGGGTGAAGACCTTCAATAACATGGCTAGGATGGCTTCAGGGCTGGTCTTCTTTACCTGTGCTACTACTGGTAGGGCTGAACATGGAACGAGGCGTACAAGCCCGGATGATGCGCCATTTTGCGGTGATTACTACCGGAACCTAACGGAGCAGGATATTAGAGAAAACTGCGATCTATCAAAGTTTGCAACTTATGAGTTTTCGACTAACGCTAGTCCGGCAGATTTGTATTTCTGGGGCGTATGCAAGCAATCGTAATCTGTACGGTAAACAACCCCGGCATAACGGTGCTGTTGGAGTCTATTCGCGTTTATGGTGACAAGCTGCCCGTTTACTTATGTAGTAATAATTTGGGATTATGGGCAAGAGCAAGAGAAATCACAGACAACCTTATCTACCGACCCAATCCTGCTACCAATTTTGGAGATGCTTATAACGCAGCCGTCGACTATGCCTTCGAGCATGGCAAGTTTGACTCATTGATTTTAGCTAATGACGATGTGGTTCTTAATCCAAATACGCTATCGTTAATGAGAGAAGATACTGAGGTTTTGAGAGAAAGAGGCTTCAAAGTCGGATTTTTAGGGGCTAGGAGCGACTATGTATTGCCAGATCAGAACATTAGGTTCCCGGTCGATGGGGATAGACGAAGCTCATTAGCGTGGGAAAGTGAGCAGCAGATCAAGGTTGCTCCGGTGATTGCGCCTATCTGGGCAAGTATTAGCCGGGAAGCATGGAACGTAGCCAAGTTCCCGTCAACTAATTGGTATTCAGATAATATAATATGTCATGACTTAAACGTGGCGGGTTATCAGCATTTCGTCAGCAGGGCTTATGTGCATCATGCAGGGAGCCAGACGATAGGCGTTGATTTCAAGAAAAGCCATGAGGAACCGAGGGCGTGGATAATGAAGAACCGCCCGGATATGTACGAGGCTATCTATGGCTGACGGATTACTTTCAGGTTTAACGAACTGGATAGACCAGCGTAAACAGGCTGCAAAGTCTAGTGTTGGGCTTTTGGCTGACAATCCTCAGGAATGGCTAGCTCAGACTACCGCTAGATACTTGCCCACTAAGGAAGAAGAACAGCAATATAGGGCTGTCAAACAGGCTGGTGGCGATATAACGCAAACCCCGTACTACCAGAAGATATTTGATCTGGCTCAGTTCCAGAGTAGTCTAAAGCCGTTATCAAAGACACAATTTCAGGTGGCTAATGAGGTGGCTCAAAAAAATGCCACAGAAATGCTTGGATTGCCTCCAGACAATACGGCTATGGATAGAGCTAAAGCGATGGGGTTTGATACGAACGCTTATCATGGAACAAACAGAGAATTCACAGAGTTTAGTAATGCAATGCTTGGCGTTAAAACTGGTGCAAAATCTGCACAAAAAGCGCATTTTTTTGCAAATAATCCAGAATTATCAAACACTTATGTAAACACAGCAAATGTTTACAGATCATCTCCTCCGGCTTATGCTGATTTATTAAAAAATCCAAAAGCGTGGGAAGAATTTAACGCTGCAACTGATGATGCTGGTAAGTGGGCTGTCTTGGAAAAGTACGGGATGAATTATTCAAGTGGTCAGGTAATGCCATTAATGTTGCGATTAGGGAACGCAAAAGTTAAGGATTATCAAAATATCGGCTATAGAGATCAGACATTCAATGACTTAATTAAAGCCGCAAAAAAAGCAAAAAAGGAATCTGTTGTATTTAAGAACACTTATGATCCGGGTCCGCATGAGGGCTCTAATGTTAAATCGGACGTTTACGCAGTATTTGACCCCAAAAATATCCGTTCCCGTTTTGCTGCATTTGATCCAGCAAGAGCTAATGAATCAGACTTATTGGCAGCAGGAGTTCCGCTAGGGCTAATAGGATCAACTCAAGTAGAGTTACCAAAGAAACAAGAGAAGAAACCAAAAAAGTAAGCATGACATCCAGAGGATAATGCAAAAATGGAAACAGAAATCACTAAAGATGAAGAAAATAAATATCCCGGCTTAACTAACGCAGGGAAGGGCAGACCAGCAGGAAGCCTTAATAAGTCCACTACAGTAGTGCGTAACGCTATAGCGACTCTGTTAGAGAAGAACGTGCCTTACATGGACAGATGGCTACAGAGGGTAGCTGAAGGCGATGAGGTGCTAGGGTTGAAGCCTGATCCGGCTAAGGCACTAGACCTAATGCAGAAGCTGAGTGAGTACCACATACCTAAGCTGGCAAGGACTGAGGTGACAGGTAAGGACGGGGAAGCTCAGGAGATGGTTATCAGATGGGGAGGGAAGAAATGAGCTACAAGCCAGTAAATTGCCCAAGTTGCAGCGCGTTCTTAGTCAATGGCAAATGCCTGAACTGCGGATACGTTAAGTGACAGAGATTGTCATCCCCTACGATCCCAGAGATCAGCAGCTAGAGATACATGATGCGATTGAGCAGCATCGTTTTACTGTGGTGGTTGCTCACCGTCGTATGGGCAAATCTGTAGCCGCTATCAACCACCTTATTAAGTCCGCTATCGAGTGCGACAAGCCAGACCCACGATTTGCCTACATTGCGCCTACTTACGGACAAGCCAAGCGAGTAGCGTGGGATTACCTTCAGAAGTACACCAGATCACTAGGAGCTACCTACAATGTCTCTGAGTTACGTGCTGATTTTTATGGGCGTCGGGTTAGTCTATATGGGTCTGATAATCCTGACAGTCTTAGGGGGCAGTATTTTGATGGCGTGGTTATCGACGAAGTTGGCGATCAGAACCCACGCATTTGGAACGAAATCGTCCGACCTGCTCTTGCCGACCGTATTGGGTGGGCTTGTTTCATTGGCACTCCTAAAGGTAATAACCATTTCGCTGAGTTAGCGGACAGGGCTAAGACTGAAGAAGGCTGGCGATTCCTAGAGTTCAAGGCTAGCCAGACAAGGGTTTTACCGGACGCAGAGCTTAAAGCAGCCTATCGAGAGATGGGTGAGGATCGGTACAACCAAGAGTTCGAGTGTTCCTTTAACGCAGCGGTTGAGGGGTCTTACTATGGCAAAATTATTAACGAGCTTGAAAGGGATAGCCATATTACTGACTTTCCTCGTGATGATCTGTGTCGTAGCTTTGTTGCATGGGATCTTGGAATGGGTGACTCGACGGCTATATGGGTTGCTCAAGTGGTTGGAAAGGAAGTTCGACTCCTTGATTGCGTCGAAAATCATGGACAGGGGCTAGATTGGTACGTCCGCTGGCTTAAAGAGAACGACTATGCAGGGTTTACCCAAATCCTGCCTCATGACGTACAGGTGAGAGAGCTAGGCACAGGCAAGAGCCGCAAGGAAGTCTTAGAGGAAGCAGGGCTATCGATAACGGTTGCGCCTAGATTGTCGGTGGCTGACGGGATACAGGCTGTTAGAAGGCTATTGCCGAGGTGCTGGTTCCACCCGAGGACTAAGCCGGGGCTAGATGCACTGAGGAACTACCGTCGGGAGCATGACGAGAAACGGCAGATATTCTATGAGAAGCCGTTACATGATTGGTCGAGCCACATGAGTGACGCTTTCCGCTATCTGGCTATAGGTCTTGACGAATCAGATAGTTCATGGCAGACAACGTTGCCAATTTCGACCAAATGGATTGTATAATCAGCAAAACCCGTTAAGGATTTGCTATGAAGATGGATGACGGTCAGATCAAGAGTATTATCGAAAATGAAATCGATAACTCTATTGGGTACATTGATACCGAGACAACAGATCAACGGGCTAAAGCCCTAGAGTATTACCTACGCTACCCATACGGTAACGAGATTGAAGGGCGTAGCCAGATCGTCACTGGCGAGGTAGCCGAGGCTATCGATGGAGCGTTACCTCAACTTATCCGAGTCTTTACGACTACCGAGGATATTGTCTCTTTTGAGCCGCAGACTCCAGAAGATGAGCAGTCTGCTAAACAGGCTACAGACTACTGCAACTGGGTGTTCTACCGAGAAAACGATGGTCTAATCATCCTGCATAACTGGTTCAAGGATGCGCTGATGATGAAGGTCGGCGTGGTCAAGGCGTACTGGGAAGCCAAAGAGGACGTTAACAAAGAGTCCTACAAGAACCTAACCGAAGATGAATTAGCCCTACTGCTATCTGATCCTGCCATTGAGGTGGTGAGCCAGAACGTCGAGTTTATCGATGGTGGCGTTGATCCGATGGGCTTCCCGATCCAGATTCCGTTGTACTCGGTCAAGGTCAAGAAGGTTAAGAAATACGGCTGCGTCAAGATTGAGAACGTACCACCTGAAGAATTCCTGATTAGCAAATCGGCAAGAACTATTGAGGATAGCCCGTTCGTGGCTCATCGTCGCTTAATGACTCGTAGTGAGTTGGTAGCGATGGGTTTTGATAAGGATGTGGTCGAGGGATTGCCTAGCTATGACGATCTCCAGTACACCACAGAGCGAGTAGCTAGATTCTCTCAGGGTGAGCAGCCGGACGAGAATATCAGCCTTGATCCTACGATGCAGGTCTGTGAGGTCTATGAGTGCTATATCAAGATCGACGTTAATGGCGACGGTATCGCTGAACTGCGGAAGATTACCTACGCTGGCAGCGAAATCTTGGATGACGAGGAATGTGATCTGGTTCCGTTCCACAGCCTTTGCCCGATCCCTATCCCGCACAAGTTCTTTGGTCAGAGCTTGGCAGACCGGACGATGGACATTCAGCTAATCAAGTCCACTGTAACCCGTCAAATGCTTGATAACCTGTACCTAACAAACAATGCCCGTATCGGGGTTGTTGATGGTCAGGTGAACTTGGATGATGCGCTAAACGCTACTCCGGGCGGGATTATCCGCATGAAGTCGGCTGGTGCTTTGCAGCCTATCGAGGTTCCTGCGGTAACGGCTCAGGCTTTCCCTATGCTTGAGTACATGGATCAGGTTCAGGCTAAACGCACAGGCGTTAGCGACCAGCAACAGGGTCTTGATCCTGACGTACTGAATAACGTATCGGCTACGGCTATTGCCGCGATGATGAAGTCGAACTCTGGCAAGCTGGAGTTGATCGCTAGAATTTTTGCTGAAACAGGCGTTAAGTCGCTGTTTAAGGGCATTTTGCATCTATTGGGCAAGTATCAGGATCAGGCAAAGATTGTCCGTATGCGTGGCAAATTTGTGGCATTTGATCCTCGCACATGGACGAATCAATACGATGTTGCCATTAACGTCGGCTTGGGTTCAGGTGACCGGGATCAGAAACTAGCCATGCTCCAGATGATTCTAGGCAAGCAGGAACAAGCCCTAACTCAGTTCGGTCCGAGTAACCCATTGGTGTCTGTGGCTCAGTACCGCGATACCTTGGCTAGACTGATTGAATCGGCTGGTTTCAAGGATGCTAAGGCTTTCATTAACGAGATCAGCCCTGAGCAGAACGCACAACTGTCG